TATCTTTCCATTCATCATATTTAGCTAAATTTAATGAAGATAAACAACATATAAATGAGTGTTCTTCATCTGTATGGAGTGTTATTTCAGAACAAATATTAGTCATTGATACGTTTAAATTATTCATTAAATAAGCCATAGGATTATCCTTATTAATATTATCTTCAAACATAATATAAGGTTCACCTGTTTCAACTCGTGATTTTAAAATTTCTAACCATAAATCCATTGCTTCTTGATCTCGATCATTTAATTTTCTCATAAACACATCATCTACAACTACACATTGATGTAAATTTAAACATTGTCTATTAGGATCACCTTTAGGTCTGCGAATTTGTAAAAATTCTTTTATATCTGGGTGGTTAATATTTAGGTTAACTGATGCTGCTCCTCTTCTTACTGATCCTTGATTAGTTGCAATAATAGTTGAGTCATAAATTTTAGCCCAAGGTACTACACCTTCACTTTTACCNTTTCCTCTAATTTGTGTACCTCTTCCTCTAATTTTAGATAAAGAAATACCAACACCACCACCATAAGAAGTTAATCTCATTAATTCAGCATTTGTTAAACCAATGCCTCTAACTGAATCAGGGGTATCAATACCAAAACAACTAATAGGTAAGCCTCTATCTGTTCCAGTATTTGATAATACAGGTGATGCTAAACCAATCCACCCATTCCAAATATATTTAAAAAATTTACCTGCTAAATCAGGTCTTTCTAATCTATCAGCTACAGAGTTAGCTACTCTTCTATATGCTTTTTTAGGTGTTTCACCAGGTAAAAGATATCCTTTTGATATTGTAGCTAAAGATACTTCATCTAAAAACTCAGGGTAATCTTTACCCTTTTCCCATTGTGTGTAATCTGCTATTAAATTGTTATCCATAATGTTTAAAATAGTGAAGTGGAATCCCACTCTATATGTCCTTTACTATAATTTGTTACTCTGTTTGCGAAAAAATCTGTGTGTTGCTTACCAGCACTTAATGAATCAAACCATTTCATGTTTTTAACTGCTGTTGTATCTACATCTAAAACAATAGGTCTATATCCTAGGTCTGCTAATTTTGTATTAACTCTATTTTTAATAAAGTTTTGTAGATCATATTTTGAACAGCCTTCAAGATCACCTAACTCATAAACCTTATCTATAAAATTTAATTCGAGTTGGAGTGAAAGTAAAGCCGCTTCATTAATTGCTGCTTCTAATTCAGGTGTTTTTAAATCAGGATTTTCTTCAATTAAAGTTCTAAATAACCAACATCCAGCTTCTGAGTGGAGGGATTCATCCCTAATAGACCATTCAACTATTTGACCTACACCCTTTAGTTTATTTCTCATTTTAAATGAAAGTAAAACAGCAAATGAAGAAAACAAATTTACACCTTCTGTAAATGCAGAAAATATAGCTAGAGATTTTGCAATTTCATGAATACTTGTTTCATTATTAAAACTATCTCTAATGGTTGTTAAGTTTTCAATTTTAGCCATTGTTGCTTCATCTTCCATAAATTCAGCAAAATTTTCCAACCCTAAAGTTTCATTTAATAGTGAGTATGCCTCTGCATGAATAGTTTCAAAAGCACCAAATGTTGTAGCCATCATTATAACTTCTGGTTTTCTAAACCATTTTGTTACTAATCCTGACCAATAATCATTTACTACAGTTTCTGTTTGAGCAAAACCTTTTAAAATAGAACCAATTATATTTTTTTCTGTTTCTGTTAAATTTTGTTTCCAATCATTAATGTCTGACATCATAGGTACTTCAGTGTGTAGCCAATGTGCTTGTTGTTGTTTTAGCCAATAATCCGCAGCTTCTTGATATTCAAAAGGTTTATAAACTATTCTTTCTTGTAATAAGTTTGTTTTTTTAGACATTTTTTAAAAATTTAGGTATTATGAATTTAGTTCAAAGAACTTATTTTTTAACATTTGACGATCTAAGATATCAATATTTTGTTGATTTGAAGAATCCGGCATAACAGTATCAGCTTCATCATCATATACACCACCTATTTCTATTTTACCAATAGTTGTATCTACATTTACTTGGTAAGTAAGGCCATCCATTCCGTATCGATTTTTCATAATGTGAAATCTTCCTGTTCCGTTAACTTTATCTTCTTTTTTTCTTGATAAGGATATAGACAAATCTGTAATCATCATTTTATCGTAACTACCAGCTGCTTTGTCTCCTTCTATGACATTATCTTTAGCACCTGCACGATTTACTTGTGAAACTGACCATATAGGTAGGTTTAATTGTCTTGCTAATCCTTTAGTACTAGTATAAATATCATCTATTTCTCCCTTACGATCAACTGTTTTCTTTTTTGTTGAAAGTAAATCAATATAGTCAATAAGAATTAAATCAGGTTTCATTCCTAAATCTGTTACTTTTTTAATGTGGGCTTCTATTGTAGACATTGTAGTTTGACCCATAGGATATTCTTTAATAATTAATTCACCTGGTAGTTCGGGGATTGTTTCTTCTACTTGGGTTTTATGTTTTTCTAGGTTATCAACAGGTACATGAGTAAAGAAAGCATCATATCTCCTTCCTGTATAAGATTCACTTAATTCTAAAGTATAATGGATTACATTATATCCCATTTTAACAGCAAACCCACCTAAAGCAACTAATGTCCAAGATTTTCCCCCACCAGGATTACCAAATATTAAACCTAGATCACCACCACCTAATCCACCTTGTATTAATTTATTGATAGCTTCCCAAGGTGTTGGTACAGTTACTCTGTGGTCTTCTCTGTATCGTGACTCTACATCTTTTCTATATTCATGACCTATGTTTTTATCCTGGCCAGCTTTCATAGCTGATTCAATCATAAATTTTATAGAATCATAATCCCCAGCTTTAAGTAAATCAACACTACTTAGTAGTGCTTTTTTAAGTTGTTGGTTTTTACAAAATGTAGAAAATTCTTCTTGAACATATGTTAAATCTTCAATATCCGATCTGTATGCTTCACGAAGTTGTTCTCTAATTGAAATTTTAAGCACATCATTTTCTACTTTTTTCATTTCAACTTTTAAAATATCCATTGAAATAGTAGTATGGTATTTATTGTAGTAACCTAAAATTTCATTTATAACCCACTTATGTGCTGGGTTTGAGAAGTATTCTTCATCTAAAACATCATTAATGTTTTGTAAGAATTCTTTATGGGTTAATAACGAAGAAATTACCTTCATTTGGAAAACCGGGCCGTATTCATCAATTGATTTTAACGTCATTTTTTATAACTTTTATTTAAATATAACAACAATTTATTTGTCTCCCAACAAATTTTTAAAATTATCTTTAAGCCAAATATCAACATTTCTTATAATACCTCCAAGTTGATCTTGGTTATACATTTCGATAAATTGGGATGGAAGATAATTAAGGGGAGTGTTTTCAACAAATTTATCTATAAACATTTTATCTTTATCATCTATCATTGGATTTGATAAATCCATTACCTTATACTTATTTTCTAATAGTTCTATATTATGTAAAACACGTGCATATATTATGTGTTCTCCTAATTTATTTTCGCTTATATCAAGTAAATCATCAAGCGACATATCTCTTTTAGTAAGTTCAGGAAAGCGTTTATATAAACCTTTAGGTCCTAACCCTTTAATCCCCTTTATCCCGTCTGAGTTGTCTCCCATAAGTAATTTATATAAAAGAAAATTATGGGGTGAAATATTAAAAATTTCTTTAACAGTTTGTTCAGTATAATACTTTTTTTCTATAGGTCTATAAACAACTGTATTATTGTCTACTAATTGGAGGTAATCTTTATCACTAGATACTATAAAAGATCTATCATCAGGTCCTTTAGGGAGTGTTTTACTTAAATATGCTATAACATCATCAGCTTCAACTTTACCTAGGGTTATAGTTTTAATAGGGAGTGTTTTTAGATATTGGATTATTCTTGTAATTTGATCTACTTTAGATTGGTCTTCTTCTTCTAAGTTATCAAATGCATCCCAATTAGTAATCCTATTAACATTNCTATTTGATTTATATTCAGGNATNATATTTTTTCTNTTTGTTGAGGAACCTATTCCATCAAATACCATGTAAATTTGGGTNGGTTGGATTTGTCGTATTAGGGCTCCTAAAGAACGAAAAAATCCACCTAAACCCCCAATATGTGCTCCNTTTGGGTTTACAGCATTTATAGCACTAAAATTCCTAAAAAATAGGTTTAACCCATCAATAAGCATATATCTTTCTGATGTTGGTAGTTCTTCTCCTGTTTCTTGTATACTATTAAGGAGGGATAGGTGGTCTTTCTTCATGTAACTCTTATTCAGGATCTGTAAGGAAGGTTTCTATTTGGGAAGTGTCAGAATTTTCTTCTATTATGTTAAAGTCACCACCTCCTAATATTTTTTCCCATTCACCTTTTTGTGAGTCTTTATAACCTTTTAAATCCTTATCATTATCTAAAATAAACCCATGAGGTGTCATAACAATTTTTCCTCTAGATTGTACTCCATTAATGTGGTTTTTATCTATTTGTAAATTTGTGCGTTTAGCAAATTCTACTTGTTTACCATCTTTAATAGCTTTTAACTTAGAGGTTCCAGAGTCTGCAATATTTCCAAATGTTACAACAAATGTAGCATCAAACCACATTGCAAATCCACCTTTATTCATTAATTTAGGTTGGCCCATAGGTACTGATGGTTTTGCAGCCCAAACTTTATTAACACAAACTAAAGTATTCGTATATTTTGAGCTTTCTTTTCGAGATAATGTAATACGTTGATTAACATTATTNCCGAATTGNGTTGACATAGCACCTGCATTCCACTCGTTGTTATTTTTGTTTGATTTAATAGACATTTCACAAGGTACAGAACCAATTGAATCCCATAGGAATAAAAGATCATATGGTAAATTTCCTTTTTTCTGTTCATCCATTAGATCTAAAATAAATGCAGCAACATCTTCTATTGTATTAATAGTTTCTCTATCAACATATAAAAATTGTCCTTCATAGTCAACTAGTTCACCTGTTGTTTCATCAAATATTTCATCAACTTCAAAACCCATCATTTTAGCATGTTCCCAAGACCATTTCATCTCAGTAATAATAAAGACAGGTAATATACCGCGTTTTTGGGCAGCAACTGCTGCCTCAAGTAACGCGGTAGTTTTTCCTGTATCAGAGTGGCCTCTAAGTAAAACAATATGTCCTAAAGGTATTCCAGGAACAGATGTTACTTCTTGAAATGCTGGGGAAAGGGGTACCCAGTCTTGGTCTTTAAATTTAACATTTGAAGCTAAACCCTTTTTATTTTTAAAACTATTTAAACTAAAACCAGATTTCAGTTCCTTATCTACTGCCTCAGACAGTGATTTTCTACTTTTTGCCATATAACTTTATTTAGAAGGGTAAATTATCGCTTGTAATTTTGTCATCATCTCCAAAAACATCATCAAATTTATCTGATTTTGTTTTCTTTTCTTTTGTAGATAGACTATAATTTGAATCAGGTTTTTCATCATCAAAACCTACAGCAGGTTCAGATGTAATACTTTCTTCAACTTCATCAGGAGTTAACCATTCTTGTAAAGCACCTTTAATAGTATCAAAAGGAAGTGGTTTGTATGTTTCTTTAGGATTTTGTTGATCCTCTAACCATTCTTCAACTTGATTTTTATCAGTTGATAGTGGGGTTTGCTTCATTGAAGGTGAAAGAGTAGTTTTATTGTATTGAGTACCATTAGTATCAGGACCAGTAGTAACTAATTTAATATCTCTACCATTTACAATATCTGTAAAATCCCCTACTTCATCATCAGCGGCTAGATTTAAAAATGATTCATAAACCATTTTACCAAATTCCCACATTTGAACTCCTTCTTCTTCTTGGCCTCTAACAATTACAGGGACAAATACACGAGTTTTAGGGTCTAATTTTTTAGCTAAACTCCAGTTTTCTTTGTCATTTGTACCTCTAAGTTGTTTTGCAAACTCTGCGATTGGGTCTTTTTCATCCCAATTTAAGGGTGAAGCAATAACTTTAAATTTACCAATACCATAATGGAATTGCATTTCGGTAAAAGGGTAATCTTTATTGTACTTAAAAGGTACAACCCTTATTGTTTGTTTTCCTATTGAAGGTTTAAACTTTTTTAATGAGACGTACTCAGGTTTGTTGCTGTTTTTACTGCCAGCCGTTTGGATTGTGTCAAGCTTTTTCTTGATTGCATCTAGATTCATAATATAACTTATTTTTTAAAATTTACAACTATAATATAATAACCTTTATTTAAATAACCAACTATAATTCAATAATTTTATGAATTTTTGTATTTAGTTGTTTAATTTCGTTGTGTTGAGTAAGTAAAATACAGTTTCTATAATGTTGCCAATTAATTGGAAACTTAGTATCTACTACACCACCATTTAACTTTTTTATTAGCTCATTAAGAGCATTTATTGTATATAAAGTATTTGATTCTTTTTTCCTGTGTACAAGAATAGTATTTTCAGGAATATTATTAACATTACCTTGATCAACATTATATGTTACAACATATTCACTGTTGCTCTTTACTTGCAATGCAAACATTTTGTTATACATTATAATATACCTACTGGAGAGTTTTTTAATTAGATCATCTAATTCATTCAGGGTAGTAAAGGTACAAAACAATCTATTATTCATCAACGTCAAATCTACAGCACTATTAAAGTCATATATATTATACGTATTGGGTGATTCTTTTAAAGTATTAGACATGGGTTAAGTTTGTAAAGGTGTAATCTTTACCTATTTTTGTTTTGATTTGTAATTGTTTCTTTTTAAATATCTCTTGTATTTGTTCTAAAAGTTCTGTTTCGCTTTCATCATAATCTAATAAAAACGAATCATAAACATACAATACAAGTTTAGTATTTTTTCCTCGTAAAAGTTTAAAAATATCCCATAGTATAAGAACATTAGTTGCAGTTTCCAAGTTTTGGAGTAAATAATTTAAAAGTTTTTGTGGATTTATATTATCAAATTGATCCTTTTTAAATTTATACCCAGATATAGGACACTCAATATAACCTTTTACTTGAAACTCTTCCCATAATTCATTCGTATATACTTTTACTTTTTTGAAGAATGGGATGTGTTCGTATTCTTTCCAAATACCTCCATAAATTTGTTTGAAAGTGATCTCTTTTGCTTTACTATATTCCACTCCATACATTTTAGCAAAAAGCTTGTGAATATCCACATCACCATAGTCATAGTCACAGAGACTAGCCAAAAGGGTAGGATGGTAAGCACTAATATCCATTTCAATAAATAAGTCATTGCGCGGTATAAAACATTTTCTTTCTCCATTTTCTTTATTTAATGCCGAGTAGTTTATACCTCCAAAAGTGTTAGAGGGTCTCGTTGTTGTCGTGTTAAAATTATATTGTGTGTATACATAGCCATCGTTGGTGCCTTTATCAAAATAATGTTGATATAACGTATTATCTACTTTAATTCCCGTTCGCTCTAACATATTAAACACAATAGATGCTTTGTTGTTGTAAAAAATATTGGTTTTTGTAAATGTAAAATTCCTATAATTTTCTTCACATACCTCATAGTGTTTAACTATCGGTACTAGCGGGTTAGTATGCATAAGCCCATTAGTATTTTGGTTTATGTGGTTATGAGCAGGTGTTAATTCTGGTATATACGTAGTAAGAGATGGGGTGGGTTGTAATAAACTGTTAAATGGTATTTCTTTTATGTAGTGTAGGAATTCTTTTTTATCTCTTATGTAGATATTTTTTATGCTATTTAGTACTTTTATTCCCTCTTTTATATCAAGGTTTATTGTTTCGCTATGTGAAATAGGAATTATATATCCTTTTGTATCGGTTAGTGGTCTAATGTAGATAGCACATATATTATTTTCTACAGGGTGTAAAAATGGTGATGTGGGGATTATTTCCACATACGCTTCTTTGTGTTTAATTTGACAAAGGTGATCTATCTTAGTTTGATTTTCTATGAGCCAATACATAAGATTAAGATACTAAAAAATATTTAAATAAACAAATACTTTAATATCCTCCTCCACCACTAGAATACCCCCCTGTTGAAGGAGATGGTGGGGTTGAAGGAATAGAAGATTGAGGTTGGGAAGTTAATGGTAAAGTCTCTATAGGTAATAATGAGGGAGTAATAGGATATAATAAATCATGCCTAAATTTAGAATGAAATGCCCCTACCATAGAACCTTTTTCAGGGTGAATATGGTAAGGACCAACATATTCTTTTCCATTAGAAGTTTTAAATTCACTACCATTTGTATATAAATTTTCTTGGGTTTTAGGTGATTGAAAGAATTGATTAAATTTTTCTTTAAAATACTGAGAAAAACCTGGCCATCTGAGTTTTCTTTCAATATTTCTAGTTTGGTTCCTATTATATATAAAAACTTTTTCTTTATCCCCTGTGATTTTCCATTGTAAAGAGGCCCCACTATACAAATCTGTAGCTATTTGAGGAGAGTTTTCTAATAAGAGATTATAGGTGAGTTTATTTATTTCAAAATATCTTATTTCATTGTTTTTTTTAACAAAATATCTAGTATATATTCCTTTATTAGTGTCTTCTTTTGTTGGGTAAGATACACTTATAACAGGAATAGCTCTAGGAATATCATTTGAATTATAACTTGAATCAGGAACAAGGTAAGGAGAATTTGTTTTTGGGTTAATTATAATAGGTGAATCCGTTGTAGAGTATCTCCTTCCTAAAATTTGAATAGTTTCACCTGTTATAGAAGGATTAAGATTAGTAATGGGTTTTTGAGTAGCAGGGTTTAATGGAACTAAAGTAACAGAATTTTTTTGTGGTGTTTTTTGAGTAAAACTCGTCCCATTAGAAATTTCATGGTAGTAACCTTTATAAACTTCACCTGTTGTTATAAGGGCATATTCTCCCCCATTTGTATAAAGATTAGGTAATACTTGAGATGAAGGGTAGTAAGGCATGTTTAAGACAATTTTTGAACATTAGTTGGTAAAACAGTTAATTGACCAAACCCATTAATTGATTCTGCACTTCTACTACACTTCCAAACCCCATTAACTTTACCTTTAGGTGTAGTATTACCTTCTATAGTAATAATTCTTTTACAATTAATATCAGCAGGGCAAACATAAAGACCTATATGATCATTATACCTACCTGAATTACTCCAATCAAATGTTATAATATCTCCTGGGAGGACTATACGTTGTGAGTTTTCAGTTACGTATTTAAGATTTTTAGGTTGTCCTTTTCTTTTTGAAGTTGCAATTCCTAATGGTTTATTTGAATCGGTTCCCCAGTTAGTCATAGAATAATCAGTTATGTTTACATATCTTGATAATAGTTGATAGTTATATCTTGTATGTTCTACAAAAGGGTCTTCCATACCAAAAGATTTCCTTTTCCATGCTTTAATATCTTTTAAATGAGTAAGCCTCCCATCCCAGTTACCAGGGTAATTTAAAGTAGAATTAACATATTGATTACCAGTAGTAAGAGCTTCTTTATATACTAAACGAACAAAATTATTACAATAATGAAGGTTTGATTGCCAACCTACATTTTTCATTTTTTGTTCAAAAGCAGCATCATTAAATCCTTTTCTAGTATTATAAGTAGTTTGACCTATATATGATGCCGCTATTTGTAAAATACGTTTCCTTAATTCTTTTAAAGGAGAATTTGATTTTATACCATTTGAATTTATTTCTGTTGCTATATCCATCTTGTTATAAATATAAAATTATAGGGAATTTATAATATCCATTCCTCCTTTAATAATAGCTTCAATAGATTGATCTGTTTTTAAAGCAGATTTAGCTAAAGTTTCAGTAGAAGGGGAAGTTCCTAAAGTTGTACTTTCTACTCCTAAAGGGTCATCATTAGGTTCTCCAGGATTTGATTCAATTTGTGCAGTTTGGAATTGAGCTAAAATATCTTCAGCTTCTGTTAAGTTAGCTGCTTTTGCTATACCAAACTCATATATTAAGTCGGTAATAGCATTATGTTCTTGTTCAGATTTAGGAACTACTTGAACTTGAATAGTTGTTTCCCAATCGCTAGCTTTAATTTTATGGTCTATTGCTGTAACTATAAAGTTTAAAGTTTCACCATAAACTTTAGGAAGAAAATTAGTATTAATATTTATTGAATTATATATTTTCCACCCAGACATTCCATCTATAGTAAAACCCATTTTAAATGGAATAAATCCTAAAGTTCCTGCACATACACCATTTCCTTCAGATCTTTGGGTTCTAGTAGCTATAAGGTATCTATAAAATTCTGATACTATAGAAAGATTTCGTTCAATAACTGAGCTGTCATAATTACCAATATAACCATTATATTTATTTTCGCTGTAGGTAGTGCCTAAGATGTTTGCTTTATTAGATAAATATTTTATAAAATAATTATTTAAAGCTTCATCTACAAAAACCTCATCCCCATTTTCATTTTTTGTTTTTTGTGGTGTTGAATCTACACTTCCTGGTATATATTGGACTTTAAATCTGTCTTCTAAACCTTTATTCCATTTTGAAAATGCTGTAGCATCAGTGCCTTTAACATATCCATTATTAGTAGCTCCTATAGAAATCATTGAAGCTAAATCCGGAGTAATAGAAGTATCTATATTAACTTTCCTAACAAAAGTACTAGTAGGTCTAGTAGAAGAAGGATGAACAGAAGTAATTTTGTTTTCAGGAGTAAAACCTGCTATATTTAAATCTACTTTTAATTGGTCACTATTAATATATCCCGGAATTTGAGTACCTTCAATAATTTTAACTACGTTATGTTCTTCATCTATTACGGGTTCTAAATTGTTAATACTACCTAAAGATAAATTAATATTATCAGTAATGTTTTTTAATAATGTAAATAAAGTAACTTTTCCATCTGCAATGTTGTTTTCAATTGCTGAGGAGAGAAAGTCAAAATTTAAATATATATTCATTATATAAGCAGTATTTTTATAAAGGTTCTTTCCACCTATTTTAATACCTTCTATAGGACTAAAAACTTTTAATCCCCCTTTTCCATTACCATCAGTATAATATTTTACAGTTTTGTTTTGTTGATTTTTAAAATTGTCATTTCTAATAATACAAACTCTAGGGTCTAAAGATAAATGATTTGGTAATGTATACATAATATTATCTAAAGTAGTATCTATATCCAATATAGAAGGATTATCTTTATAGTTATCTTCACTGAAACCTAAATTAATTCTAGGGAGTATATTTTCTTTTATAAAATCTAAAAAAGCCCCAAATCTTATATAATAATGTGGGCCTGGTGAGGTTTCATCAGCGTTACCTTGTTTAAATGTAGATGATAATGGGTTTCCATTTCCATTGGCAATAACAACACCATCACCTTCTCCAAGAGTTGATAAGTTATTAGGTACTTTTGTTACAGTTTTTGATTCAATTTTATAAGTCATTATAAGTTTGCCTTTAAAATCATTTCCAGCAAAAGAAGATTGATCATCTGCCCATTTTACCCAACCTGATGCATTAGAAGCATAGTTAGGATTATCTTTAGATCCTACATATTTATTTACCCATGCTGGGGTTCCATCCCAAGAAACTATAGTATTTTCCCCTTCATCTCCCCCTGTAAATGTAATATCATGGTGATCTCCACTCTCTTTCATTCCTAGATTGTTAAATTGGGTTCCACCTATTGTAAGGGTTTTTTCATATTTTCCTAATCCATTATTAATATTACCATAATTTGGGTAGTAATATGTTTCATCCCATATCATATCCTCTTCAATAACTTGAATTTTTCTATAGAGTTTTACTTTATAAGTTGTAACTTCAACTGAGTTAGGGTCTTGGTTTGGGAGGGAGGTTTTTAAGTAATTGCCTATGTGTCTAGTATTACCTCCACTTCCTTCAAAATCACTATCCGAAATGTTAGCTATTTCATCTTTTGGATATAGGGCATGAGAAGTTGTATCATATTGTCTATTTAGAAATTTCCATACCCATAAAAAAGAACTTAAAATATTTACATCTTTTTCATCTGTAGAAGAGGTATCTGATTCAGTTGCATTAGGTAATTGTTTTAGAGCTTCTTCTAAAAATCCTTCTGTTGTTAAATCTACTGAGAGGTTTGTTTTTAAAGATTCTATAACATCCCCCATACTAACAATAGTTAAGGAGATATCATATGAACCATCTTCTAAATAAGACCATTTAAAATTAGAAATTTTTCCTAAAACCGCATCATAATTACCAGACTTTAAATTTCTTACATTTTCTATGTCACTAAGGGTATTAAACATGTTAGGATCAGGGTTAGAAAAAAAACCTTTTTCAGCATCTGTAATAAATGTTTCATACATTTGTCTAACAATAATTTTATCTTGAGAATTACTACCAGGAGTATCTTCTTCATTAGAAGATTCTAGTAATGGGTATAATGTATGACCCCATTCTAAGCAAACAGTCATACCTAATCTCATATAAAGAATATCAATTATATCAAATTGTTCTCTACTGTGGGCTTTTATTTTTATAGTAGCTTTTTTAATAGATCCTCTAGTTAATGTTTTAATTTGAGCATCTACTATACCAGCCATAGGGACTCTACCATAGTCTCTACTTAATTCGTATGAACCTTCCCCATTAGGTAAAAAACCAGATTTAGATTCATTTGTAAAACTATCAATGTTTGTTATTGTAACAGTTTCTAATCCATCAAAAGATTCTGCTTCAAATTCAGATGTGTTTTTATTAAGTTTTGAAGTTCCACTAAATAATGTGTTATTTCTAGCTAAACCATCTCCAACATTAGATTCAATGTCTAATCCTATTTTATTAAGTTTTTTTTCATCTACACTTACTGCAGATGCTAATCTTATAAAACTTGTTGGGGTTGATAGGGCTTTTAGCTCATCAGGAGTACGATTTTTATCTACTCCACTTCCATGAAGTATTTGTCTAGTTCTTATTTGTGATAAAACATAGGGTTTTAAACCTTCTCCTAATACATTTGGCATGTAATTTTTTTTAAGTTAAACTTTCCCCGCTATTAGCATTTATTTTAGAATATAAACTTAGAATTTCCGGAATCCTATTTTCTTTAGGGATTCTCACTTGGGATCCTATTTCGGGGACTAAAGAATCTGATGAGTTATTAGAATTAGACATAGAAATAATCCACCAAAGGGAAGAATCTCCATAGAAAGTTTGAGCTAAAGTATCATACCTATCTCCTCTAGTAGTATAAACATAAAAATCCTCAAAACTTAAAGGGATTGATGGGTATTTAACTGAGGTGTATATTACTCTAGTTTTATCAATAGAGGGGGATGTTTTTGATAATATGTTTTCATTTTCAAGATATCTTCTCATTTTGTTTAGCTATTTAAAATAAAACTTTTGTTAATTTCTGGTCTAAATTTATGAATTGGTTCAAAATTTAAACTAATATCTACCATATGTGGTAATTCTTTTACAGTATTGTCTGAAAATTTTTCTGCAACTCCTGGGTTGGTGGGGTCGTTGTAGTTAAGAGGTATAGCAATTTCCCAAGTTGTATCATTTGAGGGTTTTATATTAAAACTAGTAATAATTCCAGGGAGGCGTTTTATATAACCACCAAATGAAAGTTCAGCTATATTTCCACCCATAAACCCATTAGATGAGTAATTTGGGGCAAGTGAGGATGCTATAAAATTTAATTTTTTATACATAGGTATAAGTTCAGGTTTAGATAAAGCTACAACTTTAAATCCTAAGCTTATACTTCTATCAAACCCACTGTATTTAAAAAGTTTTTCTCCTCGTCCTACATAAGTTATGTTATCCCATTTAGCTTTAAAACTATCACTAAAGTTATCTATAAAAGATCTAAAATAACAGTATTTTTTACCTCCTGTAAAAGTATTGTAAATGTTTATATTAAAGTGACAAAAATCATTTACAAGTTGACTACTAGCTGGGGAGGATTGGATAGGTAGGGCGTTAATTTCATCTACAGCTTTTAAAACTTTCCCTCCTCTTCTTTTACCTAGTACATAATTTGATATGTTTCCTTTTTCTCCAGGGTCATTATTTTTCCCCATTCCAATTCTTTTTTCTTGATTAAATTGTTGGTAATCAGGTGAAAAACTTATAAAACTGTTATTTTTTGGGTCTGCAGGATTTAAAGCGTTTTGGAAAGCAGGTTTATTTCTAGTTGGAGTTGTATTAAGTGGGGTTTGAGCTGCATTTTTTGCAATGCTATCATATCCTGATGTTGTGTATCTGCTTATTGAATTTTTATTAAATTGATAATTAATAACATTTTCATCTTTAGTATCATCCCAAGGGATACGGGGTTTATTATCTTGAGTTTGGAAAAACTGCTCAGGAGTTTGATTAAATAGATCTTGTGAGTTATTAATTAAGGCTTCTCCTACTCCATTTTTTAATAAAAATTTATTATATTTTAAAGATACACTATTATCACCTTTATATGTACCAAATAATGAAGGAGAACCTTTAAGTATATTTGTTAATTGATATAAAGGAGTTGGTAGTATGGAGGTTTTATAGAGAGAAAAATCAGCCCAAGGTTGAATATCATCTTTTGAGTTATATTTAATTAAATACCCTTCATCACCACTATCTTCAATAAATAAAGAATTTTTTAAATCATCATTAATGTAATCAGGAAAAACTTGGGGGTTTTGATTTTGTAATTCTTGAAGATATTTAAAAGTTACAGTTGTTGGGGTAGCACTAGTACCAAAAATATTTTCAGTACTATATTCTAAAGGACGATCAATAGGTCTTTTATACCTTCCTTTGTAAGGATCTAAAAAATTAATACCTGTTCTAGCAGGTGTAATCCCATCATTTAGGGTAGCAAAATTAATAGTTGTTTGACCTACACCTAAAATAGAATTAGGACCACCACTGTATGAATATAAATCAGGTGCATTTCCATAAACTTTAGAATTAAGATTTAAACCCCTAGTATCCCATAAATTTAATAATTTATTATCATATACTATTCTTCCATTTTCAATTTCTTCCCTATCAGCTATTGTATTTTGAAGTTGGTTAGTAGCATTTTCTTCTCTTCTTTCAGCTCTTCCTAACTTTTCAATTGCTCTTTTATCTCGGTAAGCATCCCATTTAGCTAAAAACCCATTAATATTACTAAGTGCCCCGGGGCTTGATCTTCTTCTTATAGGGTCAGAAAATTTTGTAGCTGGTCTTTCAAATTCTTGGTTAACTCTTTCTTGTTGTCTATTAGTTTGAATAATTCTTTTAGCTTCTCTATTAGCTTGTCTTTGTTCTTTTCTTATTAAAGAAAGAGGTACTTTAGGTAAATGGGCATTATTTTCAATTTTATTATTTTCAAATGCTACATTTCCATATTTTTTAATAGATAAATTAGAAAATTCACCTGTTGGATCTAATCCTTGTTTATTTAAATGAGTGCCTAAAAAACCTACTGATGCTTGGGCTATAGTTGATAAAGGTGTATAAATACCTTCATTAACAAATCCATTTCCTTTAGTAAAATCAACTTCTCCTGATCCTTGGGCTACTTCTTTAGAAAATCCACCATATGCAGGACCAAAAGAAGCTTCAGTTTTTGCAGCAATTCTTGAAAGTAAATTTTGTTTTAAAGTAAATAATAGACCATTTGGATTTTTAAAATCAAACAGATATTTAGTTAAACGCGTAGAATCTTCAAGTGCTGATGTGGGTGCAGTGAGGCCTCCTCTGATTAAGCTATCCCCATCAATGTTGGTATTTACGCCTTGTCCTTGGATAGAGGTTTGAATATATGGTTGTCCACTATCCCCACCTCCAGGTCTATCTTTTCCAAATTTTAAAGATTTAAATGAGGTGTCCCCACTTTTTAATTTGATTAGAAGACCCATATTTTATTTTATTTTATTATACTGGTGGGTTATCCAAATATTTTGGAGGAGTAACACCATTTAAATCTAATTCGGAAGGAGTTGGGAAGCCTGAAAGTGCAGGATTACCATTAATTGAGTAAGTTTTATGTAAAGTTGACTCAGCTTGGCTTGGTGCGGATTCTGGAGTTTCTCCATCGAATCCACTTAGGTCAGATCCTTCTGATTGTAGTTTAGTTAAAAGTCCCATAGTTTATTGTTTTATTATAAATATTCAATTTTTTAATTTATTTGGAAAGAATTTGCACCTCTATTTTCTCCCATAGCTCTTGGATTTCCATCTTCTGTTGCTATTGCTATTTCTCTACCATCTATTTGTATACTTATAGGTCTACCTGCTAAAGAATTAATAGCTTCAATTACAGCAGACATATCAAGTCCTTCAGATTTAACTTTTAATTCCCCTTTCCCAGCCATTTCTGTAGATTTGCCTGGTTCTGAAACTGAATCGTTTCCAAATAAACTAGTTCCTGCAATTACTGTGTCTTTATCATTTAATTGAATGGCACCTTCAGGACCCATTAAAGTACGCTCACCATATCCTGGTTTGTTTTTACCAGGTGACATTACATCATTTCCTGTTAAAGCTTTAATACCTGCATAAGCAGCATAAGCGGCCCCTACTGCTACAATAGTCCCTACACCAAATGTTATAGCAGCATTTGTAGCTAAAGCTGCAGCTGCTTGGCCTAATAATTGGACTAAGAAAATAGCTCCTTTAGCAATATTTTTAACTATTCCTACACCCATTGCTGTCAGACTAGATAATATTGCTCCATTAGCTGCTACTTCAATTGCTTTTTGGCCTAAAGCAATTGCATTTTTACCTATATTATAAATTATTCTACCACCTTGTAAAATCATTTTACCTAATATATTTTGCTCCATTCCTTCTCTAAAAGCTTGGAGGGTATTCATACCTTCAGCTTTAGCCATTTGATAAGCTAGTACAGAGTCTTGTAAACCTAAAGTAGCTAAAATACCATTTTGAATTATTGCACCTCCTGAAGATATTGTATTTCCTGCTTCTTTTAAAATATTAATAGCTGATATAACTCCTTTTAAGACCATAAATGTAGCAACAAGCCTTCCAACTGTTTTTATAGTACTTAAAATTGAATCTTTATTTTTTTCTAAAAATCCTGAGATTTGTTTAAAAACAGGCATAAGTTGATTTGCTAAAACTTCTTTTAGCTTAAACATAGTATCATTAAATTTATCTTGAATATTTTGTTTAGCCATCATATCTGCCATTTCGTCATTACCTAACTGTTTTCTAATCTCAGCTTCTGACATATTTGCAGCTACCATTTCATTATATCTTTGTTGGGCAGATTGACCTTCTTTTCCTCCAAGTTTTATTAATGCTTCTTTATCTCTAAGAGATTTAGCCATTTCATCTGCTGACATATTCATGGAGGCGGCTAGGGCTTCTTGTTGGGGAACAAGCATATCTCCAAACTTTTTAGAACTCCCTACTTGTTTTAACATTTCAGCAGCTGCTTCTGAGGATTTACCTTGTAAAGCTAAACCTCTTGCTTTTTCTAAATTTAAACTTTTTCCAGTTAACAATTCAGCTTCCATTTCTTTTTGAATAGAGTCTTCAAAATTTAATAACCCTCTAGCCATTTTTTCTGCTTGCTGTAGGTTAATACCAAATTTTCTAGCTTGAACTGCTGCTTCAGCTAATGCTGCTGGGTTGTCTCCTAAACTTAATGCAAGTCGATCTCCAATATTAGCAACATCATCTAAAATATCCATTTCATTTAGCACCAACCCATTTTTCATTTGTTGGGCTTTTGATGCTCCTAATATTTCTTTTGTTGTTTTATTTAAAGATTTTCCTGTTCTAAGAGATAACTTTTCAAGTTTAGCTGCTGATTCCATTCGTAATTTGCCAGCATTTACTAACTTATTCATAGTAACTAAATCCTTTTGATTTAGTTTAGCATTAGATCCAATTTCTTTCCCTATTGCCATTTGGGATTTCAACAAAATATCACTACGAACTGAGCTGTCTCCAGTAGACTGGGCTAGACTCATCATTTCCTCTTTAGTACCCATTGCTTCAGCATGGGTAACTCCCATATTTGCAGCAAATTCTCCTGTTTGAGTATCTATAGACTTAAATAAATCAACTGCTAAGGTAAATAAACCTACTATCATATTAGCAGGATTTAAAATACCATCTTTAATTTGTGTTGCTACACTTTTAAATCCTTTAAATAAAGCTCCTACAGCAGTTCCACCATTTCTTAAATGGGCATCCATTTCTTCTACTGCTTCATTAGCATCAAAGATATCACCTAAAATTGGAATTTTACTTATACCCTTTAATAACCCACCAACTACACCTAATCTTGATTGTAATCTCTTTTCAGCTTTAATTTCATCTTCTAAATGTTTAACAGTATTTGCGTAAAGACCATCTTTATCTTCTATAAGTCTATTATTAATTTGGAGAGCACTTTTAATTTTATTTAATCTAGATTGTTCATGTATTCCTAATTCACCAGATTCTTGTTTAAGTAATAAAGCATTTTGTTCTTCTTCTAAAAGACTTCTTGTTATTTTTAAACGAGATTGTGCGGCTTTAATTTTTTCTTCTTCTTTTTTTAGTTGTTTTACAGAAAGAATAGAAATACCTTCTTGATGATTTAAAACCCTCCCAGCAGCTTTTGAGGATTGGGATAGAATTTGATTCATAGAAGTTAATCCCGCACTACTTGATTTTATTTCATTGTTAGCTGATTCAAAGGCTTTTACTAAACTTGATAGGGATTTATCCATTTCCTCAACTAAAGATGCTGCTCCTTTTACGGCAGCTTCAAGTTTTTGCATTTCATCGGTTGATGATGCTATATTTTTAGCATTAGCTCCAGAAAAAGGATTTTTTTTATTAAGTTCGTCGTAATATCCAGCAATTCGTTTAAGATTTGCTTCAACTTTTTTTATATCATCGCTTAATCCCATTTATAGGTATTTTATTATAAATATTTAAAAATGTAATTTTTATTTATATTTAGCAGGGCGTTTACCTTGATTATTTTTTAAAAACTCAGGTGCTTTTACTTTACCATCAGAATCAATTATAGTAGTAGTATTAGATTTTCCAGAGTTTTCTGCTTCTTTTTTTTCTTCATCATAATACTTTTGAATTTCATTAAAAGTAAAACGGCGAAGCCAAATTGGCATATTATAAACAGTATGCCAATCATATCCACCTTTACCATGAAATACGATTTGGTGAACTTGTGTAAAAATTGCAGCTCGGGTTTGGGGTATTGAATTAGACGTCAGGCCAAAAAAACTCAACCCCAATTGGGAGAGTGACTCTATTTTCAGCATCATCGGGAAAAAAAGTTAGATCAACATCGGGTTGAATTTTTCTAACATATTCTCTTAGCGCCCTTGAATCTTTAGCTAAAAGGTAGTTATCAACAAACTCCCTAATATCTTTTTTTTCAGATTTATCTTCTACTGAGGTAATCATATATTTTAGTCTAGTAGAAAGTTCAGGACTATTTTCTTTATTTATTTTCTTTAAACCATCTAATTCACGTTGGATGTTTTTTTCATCTTCATGAGTTAGAATTTTAAATGTTATGTGGTTTTTTGAATGGGGAAGAGTAAATGAAAAGTTATTACTACCTTCTTCAAATAAGGATTCATCAATTTCTTTATTTTCTAATAAAGATAAATCTACTGTTTCATTAGTTCCATTATAATCAAAAGAATATTCTGATCCATATCCTAAAATACGAGCAGCAACCATAATTGCATTTTTATCTCCAATTAGTAATTTATTATAATTAATTTCAGATACAATTAAAGATTGCATTAATTTATCTAATACTATTCCTTTTGAAATGTAAGATTGATTAGTTAAAATATCTTCTTCTCTTGCGGTCATATATTTCATTTCAATTTTTCCGCTTTTTAATCCTGATTCTTCAGAATATAATAAACCTTTTGAAGGTAACTCTACAATTTCTGTAGGTAACTTAAATTCACTCATAATTTTTATTTAAAATAACTTTATTGTTTGATATACATATATTAAATAGAAGTAATATTATCCTCTCCTACAAAGAAAGCTTTAACTGCTGGTACTTTTTTAATTTCTTGTGCGATTTCTATCATTTTATTTTTACTAAATCCACCTTTTGTAATGAATGGATAACCATCTACTTTTACACTTAATATTGCTTTAAATTTGTTTAAATTTTGATCAGAATATGCAAGTGGTTCTTCAGATGAAATAACTGTAATTCCAGGAATTGCTCTAATATCAGAGTATATTTCTTTTTGTGGACGTTCTTTAATGTCAGTAATTAAAGTACCTACCATTTTGTATTTATCTTGGTAGTCTTCGTTTATAGCCCTTTTTAGCTCTTCTTTTACTAACGTACGTAAACTATTATATTTCATGTGTGTGTATATGTTATAAATATAGTAAAGTCTAATTAGATAATCAAGGAAAAATAAAAGCTCCACGTATTAAGTAGAGCTTCTAAATGTGTTTTAAACTTAATTTTAGTAATTTAATATACAATAATCAGGTTGTACTGTTACTGTGATGTTAACGGCAGTTCCATCATCGTCCCAATTATAATCCCCAAAATTAGTTTCAGTAATCATAGCACCTTTAATTATCCATTCGTTTACAACATCACCAACTGGTCCTAAACCATTAAATGTAATGTCTTTTTTATAAAAATCAGAATAACCATCTCTACCTGTTACTGATTCGTGTCCTAAACGTACCCATTCCATTACTGCTTGTGAACCTGCAGGTGTGATGGCTTCATACATTGTAAATTGAATAGTATTCCAAATTGTTTTACCTTTTACATAACGTTGAACGTTAATATGGTTAAGAGCTACAGCAGTTGTTGTGTTTGATATAGCACCCATTCCCTTTACTAAGAATGAAGGAATTCCATCTAAATAAAGGATAAACCTATTAGTCATTCGGGGTTCGAATGCTGTGTAAAAAATTTCGTTCGGGTTTAAAATTGCCATTTTATGTTTTGTTTTGTTCTATTATAAATATCTAAATTTTATCTTTTTATGATGGGAATTCAGCTCCAGTTGGCATTAAAATAAAATCTACTGAAATAAATTCTGCTGTTCTGGTTGGTTGGATGTAAACTTGTCCGATTAGTTGGTTTCTATCTATTACATCAGGGCCATTATTTGAATCATCCATTACAACTTTAAAGGCATATAAACCTTGTTTTTGTTGTACTGTTTCTAGAAATGGAGTTACTCTAGCTAAGAAACTATTTCTTGTTGTTGCTGTGTTTTGTTCAAATGTTATAGTGTCTGCGATTTGGCGAATATAGTTTTTAAGATTAATTAATAATCGTCTTACATTTACTCTATCTAATGCAGAAGCCTCTTTTTGGAGTGTTTTTTGTCCAAATACTACAACTCCTTCTCTAGGTAATGTTGCTAACGGGTTAACATTTGCTTCATATAAAGTATCTCTATTTCCTTGAGTTAATTT